TGGGATTACGGTGCGTGCACGCGGTTGCCCCCGAACGAGTCCGGAAACTAGCCAAATTAACAGTCGACACTGATTAATTTTTCATACACGACACTGTCCATATCTATCTTCGCATCATTTAAAATCACGTCGCGGAAAGCTTCAGAAACGTCAAGACCAAGAAGGCCATAACGCTCCAAACAAAAACAAGTAAAGTCAAAATCGTCAAGTGCCTGGGGCACCACAATCTTGCGCTTTATGTTCTTTAAAGTCACTCCCGCGGCCCTGGCGTTCCAAGAAAGACCCAACAGTGAATCGGGATCCTTGGCAACGCCAGCCTTAACAAACTCGTGATTAAATCTGAGCAAAAACATGTCCCTAATCAAAGGTAGACATCTAAACTCATAGGCATAACCAACTGATTTGTAAGCCATGTACTGGGCGTCTGTCACTGCCTCATTGTTATTAGCTCTCATATTAAATCTACCCAAGGCCTTACCCAAAAGGGGCACAGTAAAGTGAAAGCCAAGGCGACTCGGTACGAAAGATTTTGACAAAAAGGAAGCTCTGAAAAGTTGCTGGTGCCTAAAAGTCTTAGCTTCCATATTAGCCTCAGCGGCAATGGAAGTGTAAACCTTCGTGGCATAAGCAACTTTACCCCTGAATTTGCTTATCATATCATCGCCCATGATTATTGTGACTGAATCAATAGGTTTGACCTGCAAAACATAAGCCTTAAGAATACAAGCATTGAGTATGCAATTTCGGAAAGTTGTCATAGCAAAACCGGTGGGCATGCTATTCTTGGCCCTAAAAGAAACGCCATGCTGGCTAGACTTGACCCTGTAATCATTAGATAACATGTCAAGACGGACTAGCCACTCAGGCGCTCCCAGGGCTCTCTGAAATGAACCTACTACAATGCTAACATCTTTGGTTTGCGTTTTGTCATTGGCTGAGAAATCAGCCTCCAGCCAATAATCATCCTCATGTTCGCGTTCCAACTGTGGTACATAGTCGGTAGCGATCTTACGGTAAGATGTTCGAATCTTACAAGTACCTGTGGTGCGGTTACAAGCCTCATCAAACCTCTTCATAAGCTGGTTGATGATAGGCCCAGCTAGGGCATTATGCAAATCGGAAGATTTGTA